AAGTATATTCATTCTTGTGACAAACGGATCTGTCATAATATCAATTGCAGATCTGTATGAAAAGACAGTATTATTATATTGACCGGCTCCGACTCTAGATGCAGCGTTCAGTCCAATATCTAAATAGCCATCTGCAGCAGGTGTATCTGTGCCAGCCTTTCCTCTTGCATCTGATGAACTTGCTCTATCATTCATTCTTGACATATCTCTATCAAGAATGTTATTTCCATCGAATCCGCCGTACATTATATTCGTAAATTTTGAATATTGCGTAAATCTATTAAAATATAGAGATGATGTTAGTGCTAGGAGAGTTCCCAGTGAAATTCGTTTATCAACAGATCCCTGCTGAGAAATTGCATAATTCTTTCCAACCTCAACAATTCCATCTCTAATGTATGCCGCTTCTAGCATGTGCTCATCAGCTGTTCCAGTTAGACTCTGAACAATCGCAACATCTACAGTTCTCTCTGAGCCTGCTCCGATCAGCGTTGTACTAAGCCCAACCCTGTTAAGTGAGAATCCATTGTTGCAGAAGAAGTCAGCACCTGATCCTGTCACTAGAGCATCTAGTTTTTCTATTCCCAGGACCTTTGTGAAAGATCTAACTAGCTCATTTGTCTCTGATCCGGCGTTTGCATTTAGAATTGCGTCACCCAGCGATCCTGTTCTCGGAACTCTTTCTGTTCTGATTCCCCAATAATACTTGTTATTAACTCTCTCGTTTGTTCCTGGATAGCCTGGATAACCAGACTTAGCTGTTGTTCCCATTGTCACCTTAAATCTCAGCGGGACAGGTGGGACGATTGAGCCGGAGAGAGCTTGAGGTTCATTATGAAGAAGCCCGGTAGTTCCAGATCCCGATATCATCGCAAGCCTTACGCCTGGAGATGCTCCATTGAGAACGTCCTTAAGTTGTTGAGTAAGATCAGAGTATTTTGTACCATCAGATAAAAGATTATTTGTCTTAAGGGCTGGAAGCCCTCTAAATCCGAACGGAAGTGCCTTAGCAGGAATATTTCCATTCTTAAGATCATCACTTAGAACTATTCTGATCCTACTTGAGACATTTGGATAGTCTCCCTTAACAACAAATCTTCTCTCATCTTCACTTAGTGCATCAAAGTTATATTTCACACTAAGATCACCAATCTTTCTGGCAACAAAGCTGTCGTCAGCGGGATCAAGAGTGCAAAGTGGATATCTCTCAACAACTTCTGGGGCTGTATCTGTATCACCAAAATTTCTAACGAGGACTGTAAATGTTCCATAGTCATTCTTGGGATCAGTAGACATCTTAAGATCTGCTATTGAGATCTTGTACTTATCAGAAGTATTTGAACCATCAGCCAGAGTTTCGAAGTAAAATAAGTTATATTCTTGTGTACCAAACATCTGCGATATAAAGTACGTCGATCTAGACGGACTATATCTTGTATCGAACCTTCCATACATATCCCGATATGACTGGGATGTGTCACCTGAGCCGGCAGATGTTGCAGCTGAGCCTGAGAGGATAGCAGCATAATTTGAAACAGTTGCTATCTCATCTTCAACTGCAAAGTCAGCGTAGAGAAGGTGCTGCTCTTCTTGAAACCTCTCGGGATCAGTATTTAGAATTTTTCCAATATAGTTTTCATTTGAAGGATTAAGAGAAGCTGTTAAGATCTTAATTCCAGGGAATCCCTCATCATTTGCAAATCCTGTACCGGCAGAGCTAGAAATAACAATCTTAAACTTCTTATAGTTTACTGAATCGTTTATATCCATTCCGACGTTTACGACATCGCTAATATGATTATTTAAAGCTTCGTGTCTATAGTTTGAATTATAGTTTAAAGCTTGGACACGACTTCCTGTTGACGTAAAGACCATTCCTCTAATAAGATAAACCTCACCTCCGCCCGATACATCAAAGCTGATGTTATCAGTAAAGACAGGGTAGCCAAATGCCTCATTTGTCTGAAGAGTGTGCTTAGCTGCGATGAACTGAACAGCGCCCTTATAGGCCTTATTATCCCCTGAGACAGCTGCGCCTTTGACTTTGAAGCCTGCGTTTCTAACTGTTCCCTGGCTTGTGGTAGCAGAAATATCTGTACTGTTACTATTTGCACCTGCACCAAGAACTCTGATGTATGTTACAGCAGTTCTATTTTTAAGAAATTCATTGACCGCATACGGGCCGAATTTCTTAGAGTCTAAATCACCAAACTTATCTTTAAAGTCTGAGAAAGACCCTAGAGTCACAGGAATAAACGCTGGACCAAACTCTGCTGTTCCAATTATGCCTGCAGGAATTCCTGAAACTTCTTTAACTCTTTGTGATAAATCTATTTCCCTTTCAAAGAACCCGGGCGATCTGAAGGTCTGTTCGGCCATAGATCATTCTCCTTTAATCTTATACACACATATAACTATTGACCTAGACGCCAATTGTCCTATTCAGTGTTATCATCATTTATAGTTTCAAGATCTACTATTATTCTGGAAGACGCGACAGTCTCACCAGACCTCTGATTTCTTGTTAGAACTTTAACAAATTTATTAGTTTCTTTACCGGTAAACGGATCTTGAATTGTATCAAGAAGGCGTACTCCGTCCTGTCCCCTTTGATCAGGCTGTTCTCCTTTTTTATTTAAAACTTCAACATCAGACAATATAAATTTATCTATATTGTTTTGCGAAGGCCCCTTTGCATCAGTTGAAGACACTTGTGTAGACACTTGCTTTACACCAAAGTCAATTTGAGGAGCTGACAAATATCTCCTAAACGGATTTGGTAGATCATCCATGTCTGGTGCTATAATAAATCCTGGAACCTGAATAGAAAAGCTATGCTTGATCACTCTTTCAGAGTCTGTATAGTCATTAAAATTAGTATCTGCAGAGAAATTATTCTGAAAATATGCAAAGAGCTCGTACCCTTCTCTTGTGATGATTTGAAAACCCTTGTCCTGTCCATCGAATTGAACCAATAATGACTGTAATAGCTTATTTGCATTTTGCATATACTGATTCCAGAACGTTACGTTATATTCAATCATTATGAATTCTGGATATGGAATTGTTATTATTTCAAATATATTATCCTTAATGTTTGGTGATAATAGATTTCCTGCTTTATTACTCTTGTAGGAAAGAGTGCCCCTGTTTCTTCTTGTTGCTACAGTTCCTGGCTTTGCTCCCAGTCCGGGAAAAGATGTAGTGTTTCCAAAGTTTGCACGAGTAGCTACGTTGTCTTGATTTTTAAGCTTTAGCTTGTTAATAATGTTCTGGTACTCTCTATCAGACCCGGCTAGCCGTCTTTTTACTGTATAGGACATCTGATCTCTTGTTGAAATCGGTGTACCATATGGGCTCTGTGCGGGTGAATAGTCAATCTTTCCCCTTTCAATTGAAATAATAGGAAGGATCAAAGTATTGTTAACATCCCTAAATGTTGCTGACCTTCTTGTTAGAGCAAATCTTTCTCCAGCTGCAAATACAACTGGGACCTTTCTTGGATCACCATCAACTTCAATTGAGAAATTAAGTCTATGATCAAATAGTTGAAAGATAGCTCTGTCTATTTCCTCTATTCCGCATGGGGGAATGAAAAAATCCTCTGCTATGTTTGTTCCTTCAAACTTCTTTGGAATTCCTGCTGACGGCATGTTTTAACCCCTGTTACTCATCGTAAAAGCTAGACCCAGACCTGCCTGCTGTCCCTCTTCTTGAAACCTCAGCAGGACCGTCGATCGGTTCTTCAAGGACGCCCTTCTTGCGAAGATCCCTTGTATCGCCTGTTGGGCCAAGCCTGTTATTTTTAAGGCCACGTTGCTGAACAAACGTTTCCTGAACAGCATCTTTATCTGCATACTGTTCAGAAGTTGGTCCAAATATCTTTGATATAAACTGACCCTTTCTTGCCTGCTTTCCTTTAATTGTGATAAAGCTCTTATATTCAATCTCTCCAAAGATATCTTTAGAATCTGGTGCCGTAATTACTTCAAAGAAAACAGTTCCGTAGCTAAAGAAATCTCCCTCTAGTATCTTGACACCCTTATCAAGTAAATCTCTTTTTTGAATGTAAGCTTCAATTGCATAGTATTCTTCACTTCCAAACCTATCTGTCTTTATCGTCTGGGGCTCGTACTTAACAAGTGCATCCAGTGCTATTGGATTTTCAAAAATCTTCTCAGGGGCTTCCTCATACACATCATGAACATTCGTCTTTATTTCAGATATTGGAAAGTAATAGATCTTCTGTCCGATGACATCTTTTACAATCTCCTTGCCAATATCGTTTATTAGATCAATCTCACGCGGTGTAATAAAAAGCCTAGCCATATTTTATCCCATAAAAATTGACCACCCATTTGGCATGGGTGAGAATCTAAGTTGTTTCTGTATAAATTCTGATCTTGCAGATGCTGTCTCCATAATCTTGTCATATGTAAGTGTATCAAGCATTTCTTTAAGCGAAGTAACTAGCTTATCTTTATCTTCTCTTCCCTGAGATATTAAATTATCACCGTTTAGGCTTACTTCTGCACCTGGAACTGGTATGCTTCCAAACTTAGATCTAACAAGACCAAGTTGCTCCCTAGATAGCGCAAGGCAGTACTGCCTAATCCACTGCCTTCCGATGCTATTTATCTTATTATAGTTCAAATTACCAAACGGAATGTTAGAGAGGTTGGACACTCCATCTATTGTTTCATCGTGGTAAGCAGGATTGAGTGGGTCGGGATGATACATGACCCTGATATAGAGCTTTTTAGGATCAGAGCTGCTAGGTTTTGGAAAGATCCTGATCTTAGTTCCTATAACTTTGTATGAATAGTTTGATCTTCTAACCCTATTTGATAAATCTAGCTGTCCGGCTCTAAGAATATCTTCAAACACAGGAAGCACATAGAATATTGTCTCAGGCGTAAATGACTCAAATGAAAATTCATTATTGAGATAGTTTATAGCACTTGTTGTATCAAAGAATCTATATGCACCCTCTGGCCCAAAGTGAAATACCTCGCTTATCTTAAGCTTAGTTCTAGGGGCAGCATTTGATGCTGATGTGAATATAACATCGCCGTCTGAATTCTTAAGCTCAGAATAGATATCGTAATCCTGTCTATCCTTTTCTAGCTCTATTGACCCTGAGATCATGTTATATGATCCACCGACCCCTGCTTCCATTGCATACGGTTCAGCAAATCTAATTAAATATTCAAGATTCTCTCTTGGATACTTGCCCTCTGAACCTGACATATGACCGTCTGAACCCGTTGTTGGCATTCCAAGAAACTGAACTAGCTGTGATTTTGCCTGATACTGGTTTAAGATGGAACCATACTCTAGACATGACTCCTCAAAGTTTCCCCAGATTTGCTTCTTTGTCAGTTCAACAGACAGAATATCGTCTCCCATCTTTCGCTTAACAAAGGTGACAATATTGTCAGCCTCTGATTGAAAGTCAGAATCAGAATCAAAAAATCCAAAGGGGGTTGGACCAGTTGTATTTGAAAAGGTCGACATCGACACTCCAGTTGCTTCAATAACTATCAATAAGTATTGACTCAAACTGGAGATTAAATATACAAAATAGAGAACACGCCTGCTACTATGAAGTCTTCAGCATATTTGAATAAAAAACTTTTAAAGATTTCTTATTTTTTACTCAATTCCGCCTAGTGCTGAAATAGCAACAAGCCCTGGTAGACCTTCCCTAACATAAACGCCTGAGAATAGTGCATCAGTTCTCCCGCCAACATATGATATGGCAGCCTCGAGCTGTGTACTAATTGCAGGATCAGATGCCATCTCCTCTGTTACGACAAGAAGAAGAACACCAGTTCTTATCTTTCCGCTTGGTGAGGGACAGGGTGACTTTGTCATGCAGTTCTGATAGATCATGGATCCCAAGTTAGAATCACTTGGATCCCTAACTACCGTGGTTCCAAGAAACAATCTTCCCTTTGTTGAAAGGCATGCCTCAAGATCCTTAGAGTCAAATGTCTGTATCGGAGATGATTCAGATGATAGCTTTAGGACCTGTGCAATCAGCTTTGCAAAGTTCTTGTTGGCTGTAGGGTAAAGCCCTAACATTCCAACCTTTCCCCTTAGTAGCTGCAACTGTCGCTCATTGTCTATAACCACATGAGCTGATCCAGAGACATCCGAAACCAGAGCCTCATAGTTCTTCTTTATTGTTGGATTCAAGAGCTCCTGAGC